AGGAGATGGTCAAGGAGATCTTAGGATCCTCTTGGCCTACTATGCCTGAAGACCACGAGACTGGTAATCAGGTAAGAAAAAGAATAGGTAGAGAGATAAGGGAAGGCAAGAGACCTAAACCTACATACCCATCAGCAGAGTCAAGGTCTAAGTTACCTAACTTTGATGAGAATGGGAAATATATCTATCCACCAGGATCAGGATTTAATTATAGACAATGGTTAATAGATCATCCTGATTCAACAGAGGCAGGTACGTATGGCAGCAAAGTATCATGAGCGAGGTAGTTTGGTCTATAAATATCATGTGTGCTATACTGTTAGTAGCAGTTGGCATTGTGATCTATTGGATCTTTAACTACGATGATTGGTATCCTAACCCTATTAATGATGAGCACTCCAGTGATGGCACAGGAGAAGAGTGAGTTTGTCAACAACTGGGACACAATTAATGATTTCGCATATAGTCTTATTCATCAAATGGAGAAAGACAAAAGAGAAGCG